AGGCAATTGGTCGAAGGTCTACGAAACAAAGAACATTGGTATCGTAAGGATCACCAACGTTTCTAACCAAGACTAGAGGTAATTTATTATGCCATCACAATTTGAAGCGGTTGCGGGTTCTGCACTTGGTTATTCTGACGATGACACAGGTTCAGTTACGCAAGCTACAAACAAAGCAACGGGAGTTACTTTGAATAAGCCTTCAGGTCTTATAACAATGAATGATGCGGCTCTTGCTGCGGCTGCTGAAGTTTCTTTTGCTGTTACAAACTCAACTTGTACTGCAAATGACAGCATCGTTGTTAATCATCAAAGCGGAGGAACAGCAGGCTCTTATTTAATGCAAGCTAATACAATTGCCGCAGGTTCATTTGCAATCACAGTAACAAATGTTTCTAGTGGTTCTTTAGGCGAAGCCATTGTCCTTAAATATTCCATTATTAAGGGATAAATGGGATTGTTTGCTTTTAAGCGAATAAGGGAAAAAGAAGCTGCCGTTGCGGTGGCTTCATTTCCTACTAAAACAAAAAAACGTAAATCCAAATCTAAGGTCGAAAATGGCGATTACCATAACAGCAACAGCGGGAAGCGCATCTGCAAATAGTTATTTAACTTTGTCAGACGCTAACGCAATTATTGAAGGGCTAGTCCTCGATGATGATGTTGCGGCGTGGGATAACTCATCTACTGATAATAAAAATCGCGCATTGTTTACCGCAACTGTCAGGATTGATCGCGAAAGATTTCTTGGAGCAAGGGCAACAGATACACAGGCTTTACAATGGCCAAGAACAGGAGTCAGGAAACCAGATACTTATATAAATACTTATGCTGTAGGTTATCCTTTTCGCATAACGACAGATTATTTTACAGATACAGAAATTCCTGATCAGGTAAAAAAAGCGCAGGCAATTTTAGCTGTTTACTTGAATAATAATCGTGATGGTTTAGGATTAAGCGGACTAGAAGATTTTTCAAATTTACAAGTTGGATCAATAAATGTTACACCAAACTTTTATGGGTCTACTGGCGCGGATAGAGTCCCGCCATTATTTGAACGTTATTTTACTGGCCTAAGAATATCGGGGCCAGCTAATATATCAATTAAAAGGAGTTAAAAATGGGCTACTATCCAGCAGCAAAAATTATTAATGATACAGCAGCCCACACGGGCAGATTTGGAAAAATTGCTGCATTACAAGATTCTGTGATTGATACTATAGTTTCTGAAAATATCACAGGCGATTTAACTTCTTTGCAATTTAAATCCACCGCAGAAATAGAAGGTGTCATAACAAGTATTACTTTATCAAGTGGAACTGTTATTGCTTATTTATTGTGAAAACATATTATCCAGCGGCAAAGATAATAAATGATACCAGCGCTCATACTGGTCGTTTTGGTAAAGTTGTTGCCTTACAAGATTCTGTAATCACCGTTGGAAAACTTTTTGATTCAGTTCCATCAGTTGATGATATAACAGATTTTGATAGTATTTTACCAGCGTATTTTGGAGATCATAGTTCAATACAATTAAAAGCGGGCGCAGAATTTTGTGGTCCTTTTTCTGTTGTTGTATTAGATAGTGGAACTGTTATTGTTTATAGATTATGAGCATAGCAAACGCATTAAAAAAAGTTTTATCAAATAAAAAGCTATCGGCTAATATAACTTTCAGGTCTGTTTCAGCAGGGTCTTATAACACGACTACAGGTGTGATTACAGAAACTAATACTGATACGCCCATCAGGGGTATTCTTGAAGATATTAATAATCGTGAGGTTAATGAATTAATTGAAGCAACAGATAAAAAAATAAATATTGCCGCAGCAAGTCTTTCATCTACTCCAACAACTAAAGATAAAATTATTGTCGGTTCTGTTACTTATTCAATAATCAGAGTGGAAACTAATCAACTTTCAAATGATAAATTAACTTTTGTTTGTTATTTAAGAACATGAGAAAAATACGAATTGATCAAATTGGTAATTATTCAGAGGAACAAATCAATGCTTTGTTATCTGTAACAGTTTTAACGGGTGATCGTATTGTCAAGGAAGGCTCGCCAGTAGACTCAGGAAGGCTTGCTGTTTCTTGGCAGATAGGAGAAAACGCAGAAAGCGGCGCACCCGCTCCAGAAGGCAAATATGGCGCTTCTGGTAAAGGAACTGTTGTTAGACCTCCCAAAGCTTTGAATTATCAATTAGGTAAAGAAAATTTTAGAAAAAAATATAATATTCACAACAATGTTCCATATGCAGAACCTGTTATGTTTGGAACAAGTTTACCGCCGTCTTGGGGTAGTACATATAGAAGCAATCAAGGTTTAAAGGCAAGACATCTTGATTTATTGGCAAAAGAACTTGCAAACGAAATTCAAGACCTTTACAAACAAATAAGGGGTAAATAATGACTGCAATAAATTTAAACACAGTAAGAGCAACAATTGAAGAAAGAGTCGCAACAGAGCTTGCCAGCAGCCCCGCAATTCCTGTTGTTTTTCATAATATGTCTTATGACAGCAGTGCGGTCACAACCTTTGTACAATGCCTTACAAGTTTCGGTGAAAGTAATTATTTAACATTAGGAAATGCAAGCGGTCAGAATCGTTTAAATGGAATTGTTGTTTTTAATATCTTTACACCGCAGGGAATAGGTTCAGGCGACAACTACACAATCGGGAAAAGATTGCGTGATTTATATAATCGAATTACAGTATCAAGTGTGATCTTTGACAGCCCAATAGGGCCTGAAGTCATTGATAATCCAAATCCTGAAGGTCAATTTCAAACGCAGTTGCGAATGACCTTTGAAATTTTTGAGGAACTTTAATGGAAATTACAGAAAAAATGCTTGATGCAATCGAAGCTGTAAAGGGTCGCCGTAACCCTGCATATTGGGATGGACGTTGCAGGCGATATATGGAAACTCAAGAAAAATTAAAAAAAGATGTGAAAAAACAGAAAAAAGGTTAATATAAAATAAATACTTCTTTTTGTTATGGCTATCAAGGGCGATGTTGGGAAAATTATGTTTGAAAACGCTGGCGGAACCGAAGCTGACGTTGGACAGACAAGAAATTGGTCTTTGTCTATAACAAAAGATACAATGGAAACAACAAAACAGGGTGATACTTTTAAAACAAATATTGGTGGTTTGATAGCTGGCGAAGGTTCAGCGGAACTACTTTACAACCCAAATGAAACAGGCGCAGGCTATACAACATTCATTGATGATGTGTTAACCACAGGCGATAATGCTGATGCACTATTTGAATTATTTCCTGATAGAGATACATCTGCAAAAAAAATTAGTTTTGCGGGGATTATTACAAACGCAGAATATGGTGCAACACTTGGCGAAGTTCAAGTAATAAATATCAGTTTTATAACAAGTGGTACTATAACTAGCGAGATCTGATACATTGAGTTTATTAGTCTACTAATCAACCAATGCCAAACAAAAGAACGATTGACCTGTTAACTGAATCTTATAAAGATCAGATGACAACCAGACGTAAATATGAATTTAAAGACGCAAATGGTGTTGTAAAAACAAATTTATATTTTAGGCCATTAACAAGAGAAGATAGAGTTCGTGCGCAATCAGCCGCAGGGACAGATGATGCGTTGACAATATCAACTTATCTCCTTTGTAAAATGGCAGAAAATGAAGATGGTACAAAAGCATTTAGCCCCGCAGATGCGCCAAACCTTCAAAGAGAACTTCCTGAAAACGTATTAAATGATATTGAACTATTTTTGTTTGATATAAAATTAGATATTGATACAGCAAAAAAATAATATCGCGGGATAACTGGTTAAATTTTGAGTTTTTTCTCGCAACAGAATTAGGTAAGACATTACAGGAATTACGTTCTCTAATTACAGAAGAAGAACTGATTTTTTGGGCTGGATACTATGAGGTTAAAAATGATAGAGAAAAAAAAGAATTAAATCGCCAAAGAGCAAATAGAAGGTAAGATATAATAAAGGCTTTTTTTATTTGTGGCACAGGCTAATGTAAAACTAACAGTTGATGCTAGTCAGGCCACTAGAGCATTACAGGGTGTACAGAATAAAACTACTCAACTTAATGGCGGTTTAAATAGATTAAAAACAGCAATAGCAGGCGTAGGATTAACAGTTTTGGCAAGGCAGGCAGTAAATACATCAGCTAATTTTGCAAAGTTAAATGTAAGACTAGGATTATTAACAAAAGCATCTGGAACTTTTGCAAGATCGCAAGAATTAGCCGCACAAGCACAAAAAACTTTTGGTTTGAGTGCAACTGAAGCTCTTGAAGGTATCACAGATATAACAGCAAGATTACAACCTTTAGGTGTATCGGTTGAGGATATAAAAACAACTTTTTTCGGCTTTAATACTGCGGCAAAATTAGCGGGTGCATCTGCAATAGAGTCATCAAACGCATTTAGACAGTTAGCACAGGCTTTAGGTTCTGGAAGGTTACAAGGTGATGAATTTAGAAGTATTTCTGAGCAAATCCCAACTATTTTAAAACCTGTTGCAGATGAACTTGGAACGACTGTAGGTGAACTAAAAAAATTTAGTAGTGAAGGTAAAATAACAAGTTCTGTTGTTATCAGAGCATTGAAAAAGATTGAAAGCGAAGGAGGTAAGTCCTTAGAGGCATTGTTAAAAAATGATCCAACGCAAGTATTTAAAAATCTATCAAATGAAACAGAAAATTTATCAAGAGCATTTGGTGATGCTTTAGCTCCTGCTGTTTTGCCTGTAATAAAAGGAATTACAGAAATAACAAAAGTAATTACAGATTTTATAAATTCAGGGGCAGGTAAAGTTTCTCTTGTATTTACTGGTATTGCTGTTGCAATAAAAGGCATTACAGTTGTAACTCCTTTGATAATTGGACAATTAGCAACTTTATCTACATCTTTTCAAGTAGCCGCAATAAATTCCGCATTAGCTTCAACTGGCTTACAAGGTGTTGCGGCTTCTTCATTTTTGGCTGCGGGTGGTCTTACAAAAGCGACTATCGCTCTTTCTGCTTTGAAATTGGCACTTATTAAAACGGGGATCGGTGCAGCGATTGTTATTTTAGGGACACTAGCTGCAAAGTTTATTGATAATAAAAATGCAGCAAAACAAGCCGCAGATGCTCAAGCAGAATTTAATAAACAAATTGGAATAACAACAGAAGATGGAGGTGAATTGGCAGATGTTATCGATGATATAGCAAGAAAGGAAAGAAAACTAGCAGAAACTAAAAGAGGTTTAGCAGGAGAAAGCATCCGTGATGATTTAGAGGAACTTGAAGCCAGAAAAAAAATATTAGAGGGTGAGGCAAAAAGAAACGAGGAACTATCTAAAAATAAAAAATTTAATGATGCGACAATAGCCGCATTGAAACAAATTACAACTTTAGAAAATAAACTTTTAGGGAAAAAAGATGAACAAATAACTTTAGAAAATCAGATAAATGAAATTAAAAAAGAATATACTGGTGAAGATGCAAAGCAACTTATAAATTTAATAACAACTATAGATGCACTTAAGAAAAAGAATGAAGAATTAGATAAAAGTAAAAAAGCGGCAGAAGAATTAAAACAAAAATTTATGGATATAGGAGAAGAAATTGAAACAAGCTTAAAAGATAATTTAAGAGATGCTATTACTGGCGCACAGTCATTTGGACAGGCGATGACAAATGTATTAAATAAAATTAGAGATAAAATTATTGATGCTCAGATAGATAAATTATTAGGAAATTTTGGAGAAAACTTTGGAGATTCTTTTGGTGGACAAAGAAAAGGCATCGGCGGATTTTTGGGTGGTTTAATTGGAGGACTGTTTAGAGCAAATGGTGGCCCTGTGAAAGCTGGCCAGCCCTATATAGTTGGTGAACGTCAACCTGAATTATTTGTCCCTCGCACATCTGGAACAATTTTACCTTCAGTTCCTACAGGTGGAGGCGGTACAACAAACAATATGATTACTGTCAATGTAGATGCAACTGGTAGTTCTGTTCAAGGAAACGGTTCAGAAGCTGATCAGTTAGGTGGTTTGATTGCCAGTGTAGTGCAGGCAACTATAATTGATGAACAAAGGTCTGGAGGTTTGTTAAATAGATAATGGCTACATTTCCATCAATAACTCCCACTTATGGGATGAGAAAACAAAGCAAACCAAAAGTAAGAGTTACTTCTTTGGGTGATGGTTATGAGTATAGGGCATTATATGGCCTTCCACTATCGCAAGACCCTAAAGTATATGATCTGACTTTTAACGTGTCTGAAACTAATGCAGATGTTATAGAGGCGTTTTTAAGAAGCAGGGTTGCAGATCAGGCGAGTTTTACATTTACACCGCCAGCTGAAGGGTTCAGTGCTAAAACAGGAACTTTTGTTCAATCAAATGGTTCTGGAGGCGCTGGAACAATTATTACAGTAACTTTTACAAATCATGGCGTGGCAATAGGTGATGTATTAACAATTGATTTTAGTTCTGGCCCCACTGATGGGTCTTATGTTGTAGCTACTGCCGCTGATGCAAATACTTTTACATTAACTTCAACTTCTGCTGACAGTGCATTGGTTACAAGCCCAACAAATGTTGATTTTACTCTTTCTGGGGCTGGTCAATATGTTTGTGATTCTTGGACAAAAACAATTCCGTATGTAAACAGAGCCATCATTAATTGCACATTTCGTGAGGTGTT